AAAATGACTACTAAAAATTCAGACTTAGTGGCTAACTTTGAAGCTAGCCCTCATGTGTTCAGTGATGCTCGGAATCTGCACGGCGTTATCCGTATTGCTTCTGGGAACATTGAGCTGGTAGCTGGTGACAGCACTGACAATGACATTGTAATGCTTGCCCCAATCCCCACCAACGCAAACATAATTAGCTTGCGAATGGGTGCGGATGGCTTGGGTGGAAGCTGTACATACAATGTTGGTGCTTACACATCTGCCGGCGTTGTTGTTGACGAAGATTGTTTTGCCACGGCTGTTGCCGACGGCGCAGCAATCGCAGAACTACGCTATGAAGTGCTTAACCTAAATACAACAGGTCAGAAGCTACACATCATAGCGGGTGCAGCAGCAAGCGATGCAGTTGACCCAGGTGGTTACTACTATATCGGTGCAACATTTGCAGCGACTGGCGGTACAGCTGGCGATATGGCGTTCATCATTGAGTACGTCGTAAACTAAAAACTAGGCCAGCTCAGCGATGGGCTGGCCTTTTCTTTTAAGGAATTTTTCATGGCATCAGTCGTTGATATTTGTAATAGCGCGCTGAATCAGATCGGCGCGTCCAATATTATTGCGCTCACTGAGGACAGCAAGGCGGCACGGTTATGTAACCAGCGCTATGAATTTGTGCGTGATGCTACCTTCCGGGCGCACCCCTGGAACAGCTTGACGACCAGAGTTGCTCTAGCGCCGGACACTGCAACGCCTGTGTTTGAGTTCACAAAACAATTTACACTGCCAACAGACCCGTTTTGCCTGCGGGTGCTGGGGCTGAGCGATGCTAATATTCTATACCGTATCGAGGGGCGCAAGCTGTTGTGCAATGAAAGCACAATACAAATGCTATATATAGCCCGGGTTACAGACATAAATGAATATGACCCACTGTTAACTGAAACGCTCGCCGCAGCTCTTGCATCAGACCTCGCCTATCCGCTCGTCGGCTCATCAGCGCTCGGCGCTAATATGTACAGCCTTTATCAGACAAAACTGACAGAGGCCCGGTTTGTTGATGCGACTGAGGACAACGCAATTAACACATCTGTTGTGAATGAAAGCAGAACCGTCGCTGCTGATACCTTCATAAATTCGAGGTTTTAATGGCTAAGGCGTCACCAGCGTTTACGAATTTTACAGCCGGGGAGCTGAGCCCAAGGCTCGATGGCCGGACGGACCTGCAAAAATACTTCAATGGCTGTAAGAAATTACAGAACCTCATAGTCCATCCGCATGGCGGCGCTAGCCGGCGCCCCGGCACTATCTTTGTGCGCGAGGTCAAGAACAGCGCTCACAACGTGCGCCTCATTCCTTTTGAGTTTAATGTCGAGCAGACCTATATCTTAGAGTTTGGTGACGATTACTTTCGGATTCATAAGGATGGCGGAACCGTCGTTGATGGCAGTAGCAACCCTATCGAGGTCACCACGCCGTACGCACATACCGACCTTTCCGGGCTCAAATTTACGCAGAGTGCTGATGTTATGTATGTGGCGCACCCTGACTTTGCGCCCCGCAAGATAACCAGAACCAGTCACACAGCTTGGACAATCACAGAGGTCGTCTTCCTAAGAGGCCCATTCCAGGACGAAAACACAACAGCAATAACATTCTTAGCATCTGGGCGCACTGGTAATGTCAATGTGACAGCAAGCGCGAATACTTTTGTCAGCTCAGACGTTGGCCGTCTTATCAAAGTTCATGATGGGGTAACGAAAATCACAGGACTAACTAGCGCTACTGTTGTTGCAACAACGGTGCAAACTAACGCAGATGGACGCGCAGAGCTTATGCCAGCCTATGCAGCCACAACGCTGTCAGCCCATGAAGGTGACCCGTCATCGACTGGGCTAGAACACAATGACCGCTATCAAGACAGCGCTGGGCAGTTCGTAGAGCAGGGCTTTAAGGTAGGGCAGAAGGTTACTGTCACCGGTTTTACGACAGGCGCGAATAACCAGTCATCAGCGATTATTGTTAAAGTTACTGAAGATACACTGCTTCTAGCGCCCAGCTCCGACCTTGTCACTGAGGTTGCCGGTGACAGCGTGACAATCAGCGGCGACCTTGCCGCGAACACAGACTGGGCACTGGGCGCCTTTTCAACGACTACCGGGTTTCCCTCTGCTGTTGCTTTTTATGAACAGCGTCTTGTGTTTGCCTCAACCACAGCACAGCCGCAAACTTTGTTTTTCTCTGTGGGTGGTAGTTTTGAGGACTTTGCTGCCGGCACCGACGCCGATGACGCGCTGACATACACGCTGGGCTCAAACCAGGTAAACATCATTAGATACCTACAGGCTGGCCGTGTGCTGCTTGTCGGCACTTCTGGCGGTGAGTTTGTGGTTACAAGCTCCGAGGACGCCCCTCTGAGCCCTACAAACGCTGTTGTGAAACGTCAGGCAACATATGGCTCGGCAGACATCCAGCCTGTGCAGGTGGCTAACGTCACGCTGTTTGTGCAGCGCGCCAAGCGTAAACTGCGCGAGCTGGTGTTCGACCTCAATACAGATAGCTATCAGGCGCCTGATTTAACACTGCTTGCTGAGCATATTACAGACACCGGCATCAAGGAGATGTCACTGCAACAAGAGCCGGATAACGTGGTCTGGTGCGTGTTAGAGAACGGTTTGTTTTCTGGCATGACCTACAGGCGCGAAGAGAACGTCATTGCCTGGCATGAGCATATCATTGGTGGCCGCTCTGGCGCTTGCACTATCACGGTCAGCGACTATGCCAACATAGCCACCGGCACCACTCTTAAATTTACCAAGAGCGATGGCACCACGGTTACCTTTACATCCGAGGCGGCTGGCGGCACTAGCCCGGCATCAGCAACAGGCTTTAGGCCAAACGAATCCAATAATACAACAGCTGACAATATCTTTACAGCAGTGAACGCCCACGCTGATTTCACCGTAGCCAACCCGGCAGCAGCGGTTGTCACTATTGAAGAGACAAGCCCGACACCGACAGGGTTCCTGTCATGCGTTAGCTCTGACACTACCAGGCTGGTAACGACAGACCAAACACATGCACTTGTCGAAAGCGTGGCAACGATACCCGGAGACCTTAATGAGGATGACACTTATCTCGTTGTTCAGCGCACAATTAACAAAGCAACAAAGAGATATGTCGAATATTTTAGCAGCTTTGATTTTGGCACAGATGTTGAGGATGCGTTCTTTATTGATAGCGGCCTGACATACTCCGGCACTGCGGCGACATCAATCAGCGGCCTCGGTCACCTTGAAGGCCAGGTTGTGTCTATCCTTGCCAATGGTGCAACCCATCCGAATAAGACGGTAGCATCAGGCGCAATAACTTTAGATTTTGCTGTGACGAAGGCCCATATCGGCCTTAATTATAATTCAACATTACAGACTATGCGAATTGAGGCGGGCGGCACAGAGGGCACGGCACAGGGCAAAACTAAACGCATCCATGAGGTGGTCCTTCGATTGTTCAGAACCGTTGGCGTTAAAGTTGGAAGCTCTGAGACTGAGCTAGATAGAATACCCTTTAGATCGTCGGCTCAGTCGATGAGCGCGGCTATTCCTTTGTTCACAGGAGATAAGGAGATCGAGTTTAGAGGCGGGTTTGATACTGACGGGTTTGTTGTTGTGCAACAAGACCAGCCGCTACCGCTCACGGTTATTGGCATTTTCCCACGATTGATAACCTACGACCAGTGAGAATTATAGCATACGAGCCGGAACATCTGCATGAGCTTATGGATGGCGACTTAAATGACGGCGCAGTTAAAAACATAGGATATATGAAGGCCTACGCCCAGACGCTTAACCAGCCCGGCTGGTCATACACACTGGTCGAAAACGGTCACATCATCTGCTGCTCTGGCATTGTGGATATGTGGCCTGGTGTGGGTGAGGCTTGGTTTATAGCCTCTAGTAAGATCCATGAGAATGTCAGGCCGTTTATACGATTCGCAAAGACGGACATTATGGAAAAGGTCACGACAGAAAATAATCTCTGGCGAGTGCAGGGCGTGTGCAAGGAAGACTGGCCTGCCGCACGGCGGTTTGCCCGGTTAATGGGATTTAAAGAAGAGGGGCTGATGCGGAAGTATGGCCCAGAACAAGCTGATTACATAAGAATAGCAAAGGTAACATAGATGGGCTTTTTGTTTGAATATCAGGCCGGCCAGCAGGAACAGGCCGCATACAACTTTAACGCCGACATTAATGAGCGTAATGCAAAGGCGGCTGACCAAGAGGCAGCGCAGCTGGTATTCACAGAAGAGCAGAATATTGTGCAGTTCCGTGAGGACTTTTCCGACCTGCAAGACTCAACAAATCAGGCCTTCCGCTATAATGGCTGGATTGCTGAGGAAGGCACACCGCTCAAAGTGGCCCTAGCTAATGCACAAGAGGCCGATGCAGAGATAGAAACACGCCGTTATAACGCGGCTGTGGGAGCTCAGACCATAAGCGAGCAGGGCGTTGAATCGCGTCTGCAAGGCCAGCTTAACCGTATGTATGGCAAGGCTGCGTCTACCAGAGGCAAGGCGCGCGCAGTGCAGAGTCTAATATCAACAGGAACAGCGGTAGCGAAGGCATCATAGATGAGAGTTCCAACATACAAACAGCAGACAGCCGGAACAGAAAAAACTGGCGCGACCATGTTTAGCGTACAGGCAAACCCCGGCGCTATGTCTGCCGGGCTGCGCGCTGTGGGCGAAATGTTTGCACAAGCTGAAGGCGTGGCGATTGATTACTATGCAAATGAGCAGAAGATTAGACGCCAGTCTGAGTTAAATGATGCCGAGTTTAAGCTCAAGCAAGAGCTGCAACAGCTTCAAACAGAGCAGGCAACAAGAACCCCAGACGAAGTGTTATTTAGCAAAAACCAAACACAAAGCTTTACAGATTTAGGCCAAGCTCGCGTCAATGACATTCTTAGCAAAATACAAGATAAGCGCGTTGCAAGAGCCTTTAGGAGCAGTGCGCGCGACACTCTCAACGGATTTACTATTAACGTAAACCAGGGCGCAAGAAACCGCCTGATTGACCAGAATAAGGCGTCTGCGTTGGAAAAAGCTAATGCTTTTATGGATGACATTGTGATGGGCAGTCCAGCACAGCAGGCCATTGCAACTGAAAAACTGTTCGGTGACCAAAATAAAGGTATCCTCAGCCATTATAAAACGATGGCAGCTGAAGGCTATATTAAAGCATCCGATGCTGTGAAATTAGAAAGAACGGCCTTTGTTGCTGTACGAGAGCGCACACAGAAAGCTAACGCCGCTATTCTGGAAAGCAATGTCAATAAGAACGTCCTTATCGCGGGGGATGTAGGTGTGGACATTACCAGCCGCCAGAGTGCTATGACAAACCTCAACGCAGAGATAGACAAGGCTGTAGAGCAAAACACTATCACTATAGATGAGGGCGTGAAAGCCAAGGCTAGCGCCGTTGACGATGCTGTGCGAGGAACCTTTTTAGGTCTGATGTCTAAGGCGCCAGATGCAACGGCTATCGTTATGAGCGCTTCAGCAGGCACTTTAACAGACCCTATTTTGCAAGATGTATTTAGCAAGATGGATGCCGGGGACAAATTTAAAGTCATTAACGATATGTTTAGCCTCGGCAATAAAATGGACACTGAGCGCCGCGAATCAGAAGAGGCCGGTGAGGTAGAGGCTGAGGCTGGTAATAACAAAAACTTCATGACGATCTTGAACGTCGATACAGATGACCCAGTTGCAATGGCCGCCGCAAAAGAGCTTCACAAAGGGTTGCTCAAAGATGATTACTACAAAAATGCAGAGCGCAAGGCCGCTGAGGCAAGGTTGGGATTATCTGCAAAGCCAGCCGGAACAGAAACCAAAACAACTAAAGAAGCACTTAAACAATTAAATATAGCTGATTTTGAAAACAGGCTTACTTTTGAACTTGTGGATAAATTATCAGATGGCCTATCGAAGGCAGAGTATAGCGCTGCCTTAAAAAGGGTCGATAAAGAGCGCAAAGACGGGATTGTTGATGCTAAAAATATTATCGGCACAAAGTTACGATACAATGAATTTAAAGACGCCAATAATGCTTTAGGCGAAGCAGCTGATATGTATTTCTCAAGAAGCATGAACGAGCTTTACAACTGGCTAGGTCGGCCAAAGGAGGCGATAGACGGAGGCCTGCCCGGCGGAGCTAAAGCAAACTATCAAGACATTGCTACGAAAGCGCGAGAAATAATCTCAGCCAATGACGCGGAATACAAACAAGATATGAGAGAGGCTATGAATAGTTTCTTGTCTAACACTAGTCAGAGAATGATGCCTGGTATGCCTACTGACTTAGAGGGCGCAAAAGAATACCTGCGCGATAGGTTGGCAGCAAATCCCGGTGACGATTTGGCAACGGGGGTTGGCCGCACCATTAGAGATTTTGAAAAGATACTGAGGGATTAGCAGTGGATTACGAATCAGAACAGTTAGACGCCTACGATTCAGCTGAAATGCAGCGCTACCTTCTAGGCTCGGTGAAGAGGCCGGAGCCGGAGCCAGAGCAGCAGCCTGAGCCAGAGATGGAGCTGTTTGGCACGCCTATGAGCGAGCTAGAGGCGGCCGGCGAAGAAGTCAAAGAAGATTTCAAAAAGGTGGTTGTTGGCGGGGTTCGTGATGCGGCGCAGGGCGCTATGGAATTGGGGTCTGAGCTATTAACTGAAGCTGGCGAGGATTTTCTAACGCAGTCTGGCCTAACCCGATCCGGCGCAGAAATACAACTGGATATCCCAGCTCCTCGATTGCCAGAGGTTGCAGAGCCAGAGGGATTTGCCGGGCAGCTTATAAGGGATTTTGTGCAGTTTGGCGCTGGTATGGCTGTATCCCCCGGCGGTGTCATTACGAAGTCAGCTTTTTCTGATGCGTACTTTGACCCAGAAGAAGGCGGGTTTATCACGGCGTTGCGTGAATTTGAGCTGTTGCCAGAAGCGCTATACTTCTTGGCTTCAGACGTGGACGCTGAATCTGACGCCTCAGACCGTCTCAGGCAGAGATTAATACAATCTGGCGAGGGAGCAGGGCTAGGGTATGCTGCTGAAAAAATGTTTGGCGCATTGAAAAAAATTAAGGATACGCCAGAGTTGTTCCGCAAAGCTGGTGAGACATTAGCTAAAGCGACCAATGCGACAGCAAGGATGGCTGACGAAGCAGGACAAGCTGCCGATGCGCGGATTGCTGAACGAGTTGCTGATACTAGCGTAACGCTCAATTCTGGGTTTGATCCAACTGATGCCGTTGATGCTGCGCTGTCATACGCAGGGCGCAAGTCCCGCAAATCAGGACAGCTAGTAGGTGCCCCGCCAGAGATTAAATCTCAAAAAGACCTCAACAGACTGCGTCGAAATTTAGAGGCTGCGGCAGATGAGGGCGCGCCGGGCAGATTCTGGTATGAGCGCAGCGGCAAAGAGATTTTAAATGCAGTTGGTGGCGATAAGGTAGAGGCCGAAAAACTTGTTCAAGCCATAGCAATTACCTCATCCGCAACCCCGGTAAAGCATAATTTCGACTATGCGTTGCAAGCCTACCTCCAACACAAAGCGGGAAAACCGGTTAACACTGGCCGTTTCCCTGGAGCAATGAGCAAGCGTGTGCAGGGTGTGTTTGAGGGGAAAAACTGGGAAGGTCGCAAGACTAACAACTTTTACATCAATTTAATGCGTGAGATTGACCCTAACAAGGTGCAGGGAGTCACAAACGACTTATGGATGATGCGTTCCTTTGGTTTTAAAAATGCAGATGGAACAAAATATTCTGGCACCCCCACAGACGCTCAATATACATTTGTTGAGCAGGAAACAAATCGTATAGCAGATAAACTAGGCTGGGAGCCGCAACAGGTTCAAGCTGCTATTTGGATTTCAGAAAAAGCAAGAGAAGAAGGCACAGACATAGCAACGGCTGCTTTCGATTATTCGGACGCTTTACTAAACAATAAAGCGCAAGTGAGTTGGGAAAGTATACCTGGGCGCACTGGCAACCATATGCCGGAAATTTTTGACGCTCCCTATGAGGTGCAACAAGAATATCACGTCGCGGTTTCCAAGGCGTTTCTTGACGAAAATGGCCACGACTTGGTCGCAAAAGAGCTCGGCATCCCTACGCCCGGCGATTTTGAGGCGCCAGGTTATTTTGAAGGAAAAGTTAGCCCAGGCACACAGACTGAGCTGGCGATGCCAAGGGAATACACGGGGCCAAAATATGGCGCTGTAGAGCCGGGCGCTCTTGAGCTTATGAAAACATATGCGGCTACTCGCGGCGTTGCTATGAAACAGGACGGTGTGGGCTTTCACCGGCCATTTTACAACCCAACAAAAAAGGACGCTAACGGCATTGAGCTTCGGGTCGGTCGTAAATTCTCAGAGGGTGAAACGCAGCGCCTTGCCAAGATTTTGGCAGACGCTTCTGGGCATAGCGAATACAACCCGATAGCAACAAGAGACGGTGTCAGAATATTGAATTTTGATTATCTAGAGTTTGATAACAAACAATTTACAAAACTTGTGCAAAATGCTATTGATTCTCTCGACTTAGATGATGGTGTATCTATTGACCCTGTTCTGTTTAATAGTCAGAATGGGTATGTAGGCAACGATTGGAGCATAAACAAAAATGGCGAAGAGTACCTCAATGCGTTACGCGGAACAGGACGACCCGATTTACAGCGGAAAGTTCGTTCTATCCTCTCAGGGCTCCAAACCCGAATCGATGAAATCGACACCGACTTCTCAGAGCGGTATGGATTTACCAGAAACACCGACCTCAACCAAGAGTTCCGAGGTGGAGAAGTAGGCGCATCAAATGTGCCTGACCTGAAAAAATAAGGTGTGCTCTTGTAGCCACAGCCTCTAAAATCTGTTACAAATAGTTATTGTAAGGCGTCCTTTGGGCGCCTTTTTTCGTGGAGTTTTCATGGCAACACCAGGACAACAGGCTGCTCAGGCATTGCGCCAGGGCGGGGTGACGAAGTTTGCGGATACCCAGCCAAATGTGGATGAGGGCATCCAGAACGCTAATTGGTTAAGCGCAATTCTTAAAAATTCAGTGAAGGCCGCTCCGGGCCCGTCGCGTAAGCAACTTGGCGAGGGTGTGGCTGGCCGTGTGGCAGAGCCTATAACTGAAAGCGTCACACCGCCAGACACAACGCGCCAGGCAACACAAGAAGCGCTAGCAGCACAGGCTCTGTCTCCAGAAGGCCAAGCAAGGTTAGCAGCATCTGGCGGTGACGCTAGGGTTGCGATTTCAACGCCAACAGAGCGCGAGCTAGTAGACCAGCCTGATTTATTCGGCGCCGCCGAGCCCGAGGTGCTTACAAACGAACAAGTGACTAAAAAAGCTAAGATGACCATGAGCGGTCTAGAAACTGTTGCAAGAAGCGAATCTGCCATCGCTGATGCTGGTGATGCTGATGACCTTATCAAAATGGTTACAGAAAAAGGCCAGACTGATGATGCTGGCATAGATTTTAACTTCGATAATTTCAAAGGCGGCGAGGACATTAACCGCGTTGTCAATGCAATGTCCGAGATTATCAGCAAGCCTATTGAGGCAGAAAAGCGCGGTATTATTACGAATGAAGAAACACTAGCAAACGCTAGTGAGCTGCTCGCTGACGAGGTGGGATTTACAAAAACCATCTTGAAGAAACAAACAGGCAAAGTGCTTAACGCAGCGGAGATGACGGCGGTTCGGATCTTGATGCAAAGGTCTGGAGGCAGACTGCGAGAAATGGCTGTACAGATTCAGAGCGGATTAGCTAGCCCCAAGGCTATGATTGATTTTCGCCGGCAGATGGCTCTACACGCAGGCATCCAGATGAAGGCAAAGGGCGCGCAGACAGAAATAGCAAGAGCAATGCAGGCTTTTAACATCCCTGTTGGAACCCAAGTGCCAGCCGAAGTTATGAGCGCTATGCTCACAGAGGCCGGCGGCAGTTCTCTTACAACGAAGATGGCTAAGGGTTACCTGACGGCCTTAGAAGAAGGCGGTCAGGCTAACGCAAACAAATATGTGTCTGGCGCTTGGTCGCAAAAAGTAGAGGCTGTGTGGATGGAAGTCTACATGAACGGTTTGCTCAGCTGGTTTCCTACGCACTTTAAGAATGGTTTATCAACCCCATTGTTTATGGGGTACAACGTATTGACCGACTTTATGTCAGCCAGTGTTGGAGCTACATTTCGGGCTGGCGCTAGGCTGACAGGGCGCGAGGTAGACCCAGATGGCGTGCATTTTGAGGATGTGTTTGCGCGTGTCCACGGGTTTTCGCAAAGCTTTGGGGATGCTTGGGCTGTTGCGGCTAAGGGGTTTGCAGAAGAATCCGCAGCTGACACGCTACAAAAAGTAGAGGGCTCGCAATTTCGTGCGATTGATAGAGAAAACTTAAACATAGATAATAACGCGCTAGGCGTGGCCGTTGACCATTTAGGCCGCACTATAAGACTGCCGGGCCGGGCGTTAATGTTTGCTGATGACTTTTTCAAAACGATTGCATCAAGAGGAGCTCTTTACGAGGAATCAGTGCGCGCGCACAGACGCTCCAAGCATATGGGCCGCACGGATGACGAAGCTATGGATGACGCCATGATGGTGCTGCTTGATCCGAAGTACGCCACCGACGAAATGGACGCCGCTGGCCGTTATGCAACAATGACCACTGACCTCGGTGATGATGCTCTTGGCGCAATGACCCAATCGTTAAGAGGTAATATGATCGGCAAATTGATTATCCCGTTTGCTAAAGCGCCAACAAATACCCTAAAAATAAACGCAGAAGGCCACCCGCTTATCCAAGCTTTGCTATTGGTGAACCCAACATCCAACAAAACGCGTGATACTTTGCTAGGAAGAAACGGAGCGCAAGCTAGAGACAGGGCGCTTGGCAGGCTAGCAATGGGCACAACCACAATGATGGGCTTTCATGAGCTTGCTATGAATGGCCGGATTACTGGCTCATATCCTGATGACCCTCAATTACAGAGGATGTTACCGCCAGGCTGGGAGCCATATTCAATGGTTTTTAGGGGCGACGGGTTTCCTGTTGATGCTGATGGTGACCCCTTGCAGCTCTACAATAAAGAAACGGGCCTACCGAACGGGCCATTAACATATATAAGTTATCAAGGCCTAGAGCCAGTATCTGCCTTTATAGGTATAGCGGCAAGCACAGCTCGGCATAGAACGATGTTCGTTGACCCGGAGGACCAGCTTAATCTGATTAGCGCGTCCACGATGGCAACTATGGAATATTTTAGAGATCTGCCGATGCTGCAAGGGATTGGAACAATTTATAGAGCATTTCAATATGAAGACCCCAAAATGATAACAAACGGTATTTTAAGCAACATGGTAACTGTGTTTCCTATGCCGTTTTCTGCTGTGGTCAGAAACGTTGAGAAGCTCAGCGGAACGAATGAGCGCAAGATTGTTGATAGCCCCCTTGAATATTTTAGCATTAAGGATGTGCAGCGCCTGTATGACGAGAGCCAGAACTCTGACGACCCTCAATATAGCCAAATTCCGTACAGCCTCGTTGGGACTGTAAAAAGTTGGCAGGACAATGGTTGGTCTAAGTCGTTTTATGAGCAGGTTGCATATGGCTGGGAGCAACAGCTTATGAATGTTCCTTATGTTAAGAAGATTGAAGAGAATTATGCCTATCAGTACGACATGCTGGGTGACCAAAAAACCAAGGGCTTTAGGTTCGATGTGAACCCTGTCGAGGCAGTGTGGAGCAGTGTAACGCCGTTTCGGTTGTCTCGCGGCGAAGACGTTGAGCCCTATCATAAAGAACTTATCAGGCTTGGGGCTCCGCTCACAGAGAGCCACGATAAGAAGAAAGTCATGGGCGTGACGCTCAGCGAGCGTAACAGAGGTGAGCTGAGCAGGATTGCAAAGAACGATGTTGCTTTGCCGCTCGAGGTTGTGACAACGAAAGGCAGGCGCCAGCAAGGCCCGGCGGTTTATCAATTCAAAGATTATTTACAGATGCTGATGATACACCCGCTCTATGGCGGTGCTGATGATGGGACGCGCGTTAGCATGATTAGAAATGCTGAGCAGCGGTTCTATCGTGCGGCATTGCCTGCCCTGTTGTCTCAGCCAGGCAATCAGGATTTATCGCTTAGACTGGCTGAGCGTGATGCGCTGAAAAAGCTAGGAGTACAATAATGACAGTTTCAACCACGACGAACCGTGCCAGCTATTCTGGCAACGGCAGCACAACCGCGTTTGCTTACGGGTTCAAGATATTTGCAGACGCTGACTTAACGGTGATTATCCGGGCAAGCACTGGCGCTGAGACAACGAAGACGCTGTCTACGCATTACAACGTCAGCGGTGCCGGCAACGCCTCTGGCGGCAACGTGACATTCACCAGCGGCAACGTGCCAGCTAGCGGCGAGACTGTTGTTATCCTGCGCGAGCTGACACTGACGCAAGGCACAGACTATGTTGCGAATGACCCGTTCCCAGCCGAGAGCCATGAGGACGCGCTTGACCGGCTGACAATGATTACCCAGCAGCTGGATGAGGCTGTCGGCAGGTCACTCAAAGTGTCATCAACAAACGTCATTGCAACATCTGAGTTTACGACCTCAGCAACAGCGCGAGCTAACAAGCTGCTTAGCTTTGATGGCGACGGTGACCTGACGGTTAGCGAGGGCAAGGTTGATACTGTTAGCGCATCAGCCTCAGCGGTGGCGGCTGGTGGTAACCCTACTGCGTCGGCTACTTATACAGTTGCTAGTGGCGCATTGGCGTTGGCTCTTGGAATACCCACAGGTGCGACCGGCGCAACCGGCAACAGCGCCGGATTACAGATGACATTCAGCAACAGCACCTCAGACGCTGACCCAGGGGCTGGCAAGCTGGCGTTAAATAACGGCACTATTGCGTCTGTTTCAGAAATGTATTTTGACGATGCTGATGACAACTCAGCAGCCATAGCAACATTCGTCCAGAGTTTTGATGATGTAAGTAATGTGACTGCTCGGGGCATCATACACATTGAAAAAGAAGGCACACCAGCGACCTTCGCACTATTCAAAGTGACAGGCGCAGTAACAGACGCATCTGGTTATTCCAAAGTTCCTGTCGGCCATCTGGCGAGTAATGGCAGTTTTTCAAATGCAGACGGTATAAGAGTGGACTTTGCATACTCTGGAAATGACGGCGCTGGATCTCTTACAAATGTTGTAGGAGACACTAGCCCTGAGCTTGGCGGCAATCTTGACGTTTTAGCGAGGGACATTGTTACAACTAGCGCCAACAGACCTATCGACCTTGTCCCTCACGGGACTGGCACGGTTGTTGTCCAGGGCAATACAAACTCTGGTGCTATCAAGTTCAACTGTGAATCAAACACGCACGGTCAGACTGTAATTGCACAACCACACAGCGCTGGCGTAACAAACGAGCTAACGCTTCCACCAGGCGGAGATGGTGAACTGGTTAGCACTGTAGCAACTCAGACTCTTACAAACAAAACTATTGCTACAAGTCAGTTGTCTGGAACCGTTGCTGTCGCAAATGGCGGCACAGGCGCAACCAGTTTAGCAGCAGCTAACATAGTAGCAACAAACGCCCAGAACACTTTTACTAAGGCACAGGTGCCAAGCACCTATACTGCCGCACTATCAGCAACCAGTGGTGTGCTGGACTTCGACACATATCAAAACTTTATTATCACGCTTGCGGCTGGCTCGAACACATTAGCCGCGCCGACAACCGAGGCCAGTCAGATAGGTCAGACAGGCACTATCATCTTTATCAATCCATCATCAGGCAATGCGGCAACGCTGTCTCTGCATGGCGATTATGAATCCGCTGGCGGTGCTGGACTAACAATCTCAGCAACGAATAATGCTTATGATGTCGTGCCTTACATTGTCAAAGCCAACAACAGCATCTTGTTAGGCGCACCACAACTGGCGTTCAGCTAATGTTTAGTTCTGATTCATGGTTATCTAACCCAGCCTCTGGCTTCTATTCTCAAACGATAGACCAGTCTCTGCGTTTCGAGGATGGCGATAGCCCTTCCTTAGACCGCACACCTTCTTCTGCTAGTAATCAACAAACGTGGACTTGGAGTGCGTGGATAAAGCGTGGAAACCTTCTTGGAAATAGGCAAAATCTTTTTGGCGGTAGAAATACTGGTTCATCTAATGTGTTTGGGTTTTTTAACCCTGTTAATAATGCCGCAGCAGATACATTCGGAGCTTATCTAGGAGCAAATGGTGACAGTCGATTTCAAACGACTAGAGTGTTCCGTGATTCCAGCGCTTGGTATAATTTAGTTGTAGTTCTTGACACGACCAACAGCACTGCGGCTGACAGGTTCAGGCTTTATGTAAACGGTGTTCGAGAAACTGTTTTTACGCGGTTTGATACAATTACACAAAATTAAAACAAAGGGTTTAATGAAGACGTAGCCCACGCTATTGGCGAAGAAGGTACTGGCGGAAATCACTTTGATGGCTACATGGCAGAAATGAATTTCATTGACGGTGCTGCCCTGACTGGTGCTAGCTTTGGTGAAACGAAGGACGGTATTTGGGTTCCAATAGATACCAGCGGCTTAACCTTTGGCACTAATGGATTTAGACTTGAGTTTGCTGAAACGGGTACAAGTCAAAACTCAAGCGGGATTGGCGCAGACACAAGCGGAGAAGACAATCACTTTGCTGTTACTGGACTTGCCGCAACAGATATTGTTCCTGACAGCCCGACGAATAATTTTGCTACGATGAATCCAATACACAAAG